TCGCGATCGTGCGATTACCTGTCATCGACTCACCGACTCATCAACTCACCGACTCTCATCGACTCATCGACTCTCATCGACTCTCATCGACTAACGATCGCGATCGTGCGATTACCTCTCATCGACTCACCGACCCTCACTCATCCATCGACTAAATCCTTGACACATGAGTCAAAGGTTGATACACTTACACCGAACACTCACCCAACACAGGAGTCACACCACATGATCATCAACGCAAGCCAACTCGCCGCCCTCGTCTGGGGGTTCATCATCGGTGCCCTCTCATTCGCCCTCATCGGGATGACATGGGAGTTCATCAAAGACCGACGCCTCCAAACCCAACGCCTCTCACACGCCGCCCGTCGTCGTGTCAACCACCTCGTCGGTGGAAACGTTCGGATCATCCCACCCCAACCCGATACCCCCCCACCCTATGACCAAGACCGTGACAACAATGTCTGACTTCGACCCCGAAATCAAATGGACTCAACTAGGTGACGACAACAACGACACCCTCGCCATCGTCCAATACAAAGGCTACGAAGTCTCCATCGTCACCGGAGCCTCAGGATCGGTCACCGACCCCCTCGTTCCCGAAGTCATCGAAATACCCGAAGCGAACCGACTCGTCGTCGTCCTCGACGGTGACCACCTCAAAGAAATGATCGAAGCCTCACGGGATCTCGACGGATTCGCAGACTCCATGGAAGCAACAGGCATACCAGCCGCCGCCCTATTCATCGTCGCCTCAATCACCATGGCAACCACCATCGCTACTAACTACATCGAAAATCTCTCGTCCACATGACCAGAAAACGCAAGCCTCATCAAAACCACGACGGAGAATACGTCGCCGCCGCCCACAACGCCGCTCTCGAAGCCGGACTCGACAGCCTCGGACTCAACGACTCCTCGTGGGAATGGATCGACGCCGCCGCCTGTAGCGGACACGACACCAGCCTCTGGTTCGGAAAGTCAAGCACCCCCAACTTCTTTCGGGATGCCAAGATAGCCAAAGCGATCTGTGCCACCTGTCCCGTTCAGACCCGTTGCCTAGAGTTCGCCATGGTCAACATGATCGACCACGGCATCTGGGGAGGCAGGAACCAACGGGAACGCCACACCCTCCGTCGTATCAGAAAGACGACGCAACGCACCACCCAAAAGGTACGATCGCGATCGTGCGAATCAGAAGAATCTGTCGAACAACTCGCTAACTGACACCGACCTCACCGACGCATCACCCTCAGTCGCCGCATCGACCACACCACGCTTCCGACCAATCAACGCAAAGATCGCCTCGTCGATTGTGTCCGCCGCCAACGCATACGTCGCCTGAACCGACCCCGTTTGTCCGATGCGATGACATCGCGAAGCGACCTGATCGACATCCGCCGGACTCCAAGGTAACTCCACGAACAAAACGTTTTGTGCCGCCGTCAACGTGTGACCTGTCTTCGCCGCCTGAATCGACAACACGATGACTGGCGCTTCTTCCAACGTCCCCGTCTGGAACTTCGCCTTCACTCTCTCGACTGCCTCGGGACTCATCCCCCCTTGGATCTTCAGTCCTCCGAACTTCGCCGCCAACGCATCAACCACATCTCGATGATGCGCCGCCACCACCACCTTCTCCCCATCTTCGATTGCCGTTTCCACCCACTCAACAACAGCAGGCAACTTCGCCATCGCAGCCAAACGCTTCAGAACTGCCAACCTCACCAAATGTTCACTCGCCTCAGCCCGAAACCTTGCCCGAACTGCCGCCGATCTGGGTGACTGCCCCAACTCCTCCGCAATCTCGGCCGCCCGGTTCGCCACAAACTCAACGATGTTCTCCTCCGCCTTCCGATAGTCCCGCATCACCTTCGCATCCGGGTCGATCAGCCACTCGGCGTGACGAATCGGTGGCAACTCTGGCATCACCTCGGGTTTAGTCCGCCGAATGTAGCAAGTTGCCCGCAGTCGGTCGTTGAGTTCCTCCAAGTTGGAAGATCCTTCGAAGTGCCAATGACCGAACCTGTCTCGAAACGCATTGCAATATCGTTTGTAGAAACCCCACTTCCCTCCAAACTCTTTCAGTTTCCCGATCAGGTTGAGTTGATTGGCGTACTCTGCGGGACGGTTCGTGATCGGAGTTCCGGTGAGGCAGAGCACGAGTCCACCTTCGACGCATGTCTTTGCAATCTGAACGGCGGCCCGACTTCGTTGTGCCTCTGGGTTCTTCACATATTGCGACTCGTCGAATACATACGAATGGAAATCTATCAGTTGACTTTTCCAGTGGTGTATGTTAGAGTAGCCAATAAGAAGGTAGTCGGCCTGTGTCTCGGGCCACGCCTTTCGGTCTTTGACCATGTTGACTGTTCGATGCGGGAAGAACTTCTCAATCTCCGCCTTCCAGTTCAGCAACAGCAATGGCGGACACACCACCAATGCCGGAAACGCCGGATTCCCCTGTGCCGCTGACCATTCGATTGACGCCAGCGCCTCAAGCGTTTTACCCAACCCCATTCCGTCAGCGATGAAGCATTTCTTCTTCTCGGTCGCATACGCAACTCCGGCTCGTTGATACCCCAGCAACTCGCCGACAAGCCCCGGCACCTCGATGTCTGCATCTAACGATCGCGATCGTGCGATTGCCTGATTCCGTGCAGTCACGACCTCATCTCGCAAAGCAATCAGGTTGCCTTCCACCGGCAATCCAAACTCCTCCGCCCACAACACCACCTCACCCAGACTTGACATCGGTGCCCGCCACCCCTTTCGATCTGTGTCCCACACCACGCCAGCGATTTGTTTGACTGAAGTAATCTTTACCGGATCGTAGGCGAAGCGAATCAGCAGCAGATTGCTGTCCTCCTCCACGCCTTCCTTGCCCCCCGGATGTTGAGGCAGTTCGAGTACCTTGACCTCGGGGTCAACGTGATAGTTCCAAGCCGCCGCATATTCCAACACCTCCGGCAAACTCGTGACTGGCACACGCCAAACCTTTGCCAGCCGATCCCAACGAGCACCCGCCACCTTCTTGATGGCCGCCACTTCCGACGCATCGTATGGAGACATGACCGCCAGATGATCATCGGCGAGGAGAACTTGCTTGTCACTCACGGGACTCGCTGCCGTCCCAAAACTCCATCTCGCTGTCGAGGGCCAGTTCGATCAGGCGGCTATGCACCACATAACCATATTCCATTGTGAACTCCCCCATCTCGTCGATCATCGCCAACCGACAAACCTTCGTCACCTCTTCATTCGACCAATGAGCCGGAACCCGTAACGCTGCCTGCACATATACGAGCCGATACCCGTATTCGCCAAAGGTCGTGTTCGTCATGTTATTCGTCCAGTTCCGCCTCAGTCGGATTGTGCAGTAGCACGAACTGGGCGTCAGCAGGGATGATCGCCGACAACGACCGGAGCGTGTGATGCAGTTCTTGGTTGCTGTCCAGCCAATGCACCCAGAAGCACGCATCGGCCAAGTGATCATAGGAGGGGACATATTTCTCTCGGGCCATGTTGACATACAATACTCTTTGAGATAGATTATTGTCAACACCAGAGACAGGAGACTCCCATGGCACACGAACTCGAAATCAAAGAAGGCGAAGCCTCCTTCGCCTATCGCAAAGAAGGCGGTGCCCCTTGGCATCGACTCGGCAAAGCAGTCGAAGGACACCAAACCCCAGACGAAATGCTCCGGCTAGCGAAAGCCGACTATCAGGTTGCCTTGCTGCCCGTACTCTTCGAAAGCGACGGCGTCATTCGTGAAATGAAAGGACGCTACATCACCGCCCGGATCAACGACGACGGGACTGTCGTACCGTTCGAAACGGTGAAGGACCGCTATCACGTCGTGCAGAACAGCACCGTTCTCGACAAAGCAATCAACGTGGTTGGCGCATCCAAGGGTGACGCCATCATGGATACCGCCGGAGTGCTCAACGATGGCAAGCAGTTCTTCGCAACCATCGACCTCGGCACTCTGATCATTGACCCGATGGGTGTCCACGACAAGTTGAGCCGCTACCTCGTCGTATCGACCAGCCACGATGGAACGCAACCGATCACCTACGCCTGTACCGACATCCGTGCCGTTTGCGCAAACACGGTCAGATTCGGACTCCAGACAGCACGATCCGTGTTCACCGCACGACACACCGCCAACGTAGAGACTGCGCTGACGGAAGCCAATCAGGTCTTGGGTATTTCGGACGACTGGGCACGAGAGTTCAAGAAGTGTGCCGAGCAGATGCTGGCGATTCCAGTGCCACCCGGCAGCAACAAGATCGACACCGTGTTGAACACAGTTTGGCCGATCCAGAATATCGACACCGACCGCAAGCGGGAGAACCGGGACGAGATACTCACGAAGGTTCGGCAACTGTACGGCAACCCTCGCAACGCCGGAGGTTACGGCTACAACGGATGGACGCTCTACAACTCCGTCGTCGAATACTTCGATCATCATTGGTCGGATGATGCAAACAAGAACGCCATCCGCTCCATGACGATTGGCAACAAATCCTACGTTTCCAAGTTGAAGGCGCAGGACGCGGTACTGTCACTCGTGTGAAGTTCAACTGCGAGTTCTGTGGCGAGCCGGTTAGCAACGTAGACGACAGCGCCTACAGGCGAGTCGTTGGCTGGGTCGGGAAAACCACCAAGACGATGATGCTGGCTTCCGCTCCTACGGGCTGGGCACACAAGGTGTGTCTAGACATAGAACGATTGCATCGTAGGAAGAAACAAGACGAGTCTTTATTCTAGGATGAGTTCTCCTCGCTTAGTCCCGAGGTAAACTAAACATGAGTGGAAAGGTGATGCAATGCAACAAACCATTCATGGACGCCCAATGAGCATTCCCGATGCTCAAGATCAGTTCTTGACATTCATCGACTACAACCATCTTCTGTCTGAACAGACAGGTTCCAACTACTACAACTTTGCCTACCGTTTGGATACTTGGCAGATTTGGCCGATCTGCAAGGGCGAGCACCCGGAACCCAATGAAGAAGGATACCCATGTGCCAATCCGGGTATTCATGCCACTATCGACTCCGTTGACGACGGCGATGGTGAGCCGTTTGTTGCGATGCTCGGTCCCTTCGAACTAATGCGAGGTGACGACATCGAATGGCTGTACCGAACGATGACTAAGTCGATCGCTTCGATTATGCAGTTCTCGATGATCCACATTCATTTGTTGGGGTATCCGTGCCACGAGGAGTGTGGGTGCAACCTTGCGTCAATCGAGGCTTAGCCTGATGTCCGCCGGGACTGACCGGGCTTGGACGATTTCTGATCATGTGTGTGAGATGCACGAGGGCGGAACCCAGATCGACCTGATTTGCTTTGCTTTGAATCTTCGGCGTGAAACCGTTGAGCGATGGATCTCCCAAAAAACAAAAACCCCGCCGGGTTCCCAAGATGGTTGCCGGGCGAGGTCTTTGTAACAACAAGGGACGGGAATCAAACCCGCACACACGACACGCCGTGATGTCCATGGCCCCGTATTCGACTGGCGTGCCAGTTTGGGTTTCGGATATTGAATGTTGGTAGGGGCTTCCCTTGCTTGAGGCAAGTGTAGCACGGAGGTGTGACAACGTCAAGGGTTTGTTGGCATTGAGGTGAATCCAGTCGGCTCGAACGGCCACTGCTCGCCTCGCTTCAGCCCAGTCGGCCACTCCCGTTCATCGCGCATCCCCCGATAATGCCTCACTTCCACCAACCCCGGCGCAGTCAGATCAGGATGCAAAGCAATCCCGAACTCGGACCACCTCGACCACACCGCTGAGCCGAAGGGCCGCAAGTCCCGATGGCTGCCGGACCCAAGAGGAGCGTGATGTTCGAGCCACAGCGCACAGTTGTACTCGGACCTGATCATGTCAAGGAACTTTGCCACCTCAACTGAAATAGATTCAGCCGTCCGGCCGCCCGGATCAATGAACGACTTGTAGATCGGGCCAAGGAGCACGAGGTCTGGACGTATCGACTCAACGTATTCGACGATGAGTGCTCGATCCGGGGCAGCGAGCAGATTGACGCCGTCCGGTTTGATCACGAGATGTGCGTCAACTTCTTGCGACTTCTTGAACATCTTGATCGAATGGTGGATTTTGCGTGAGGTTCGGCGGATGATTCGCTCGGGGTTTTCGAAATCGAACATCAACGTGCGAATGGGTGGCATCGCATCCCGCTTGAATGGGTGAATGCCAGCAGCCGACATGAGGGCGACCTGCCTTGCAAGGACGGTTTTGCCCACACCTTCGGCTGCCACCACGATCACACGTTCTTGTCGTTCCAGCAAGTTTGGAATCAGCCAGTCGTAAGCGTCGTCGGCATCTTCCTTCAGGAACGATGACCAATAAACCAGCCTTCCCCTGTCTGCATCATCAGGAATGTTCCGGGCTTCAAGCAACATCTGGGCTTTGCGGAACTTCGCCTCGACATCCCCATCGAGTCCCGCCAGTTCCTGATAGAACTCCTCGAACGCGTCTTGAGGAGAATCATCGTCGAGTGGCACGAGGTCGGCGAGTTCTCCGCCTTTCCCCAGCAGATCAGCAACATCTTTGCTGTGCTTCGGCGGCCGAACCACCTTGACTTTTGCTTCGACCTTCGTTAGTTCTTCAGCAACATGACGAGCATGGATCTCGCCCGGCTCATCATTGTCTGCGCAAACAACAACTTTCGCTCCAGCAAGTGTTTGAGTGTGGAGGTCAGTCCACTTCCGTTGACCGGGTCCGCCAGCGCCACCCGGATTACAAGTTGCCGTACAACCCAGACGTTCGAGAGCATGAACATCCTTTTCTCCCTCAACCACAAAGATGATTCCGTCGTTACTCTTCGCGGCGAGCACCTGAGGTAAGCGGTACAGCGGCTTCGGGACTCCTTGGGTGCTGTACGTCCAGCCACCCCCTTCGTCTGGGCGACGTTGAGTGAACGTCTTCTTTCCGTTCTCATCTACAAAACGTTGGACTTGGAAGATCAGGTTTCCATCTGCATCCTGATAGTCATAGTCTTCGACATGNCTACGCTTCGGCTTCGACTTCTGTGTTTCTTGCTTCGTGGGGAACAGATCCGTCATTGTCAAGTTGAGCGAATCCAATATCTCATCGATGTTGCATGGGTTGCCACGATGGCAGTTGAGCAGAACACGGTCTTCGTTGCCCAAACCAACAGTCAAAGTCGGGTTATTGTCATCATCTCTGCAAGGACAGCAGGCTTGCCATCCGCTGCCAGTCTTGCTGACCTTCCTCAGTTTGCCAAGGATGACTTCGACTTCAGGTGTTGTCATGGCCGAGTTCATACAGTTGGTGTTCCCACTCCTGCCGATCCACTTCGTAGGTCTTGAGGAACAACTCGCGATCATTGTTGGTCCGCAGCGCCGTGACCATTCCGCCGAACTTCTTCATCGTCGAGGCCACCACCTCGTGAACCTTCGGCGGGGCTAACCCGGACTCGACGGCCTCGATGCTCGTGCGCAGTTGCTGCCACGCTTCGGCTGGCGGAGGAGCAGGATCTTCGACACTTCTATCGATTACTCCTCGCCGAACTTGACCAACTCTCGGCATCCAAGGCTGATCAGTCACGATGATTCGATCAATGGCAGCAATAACATCAGAAAGATTGAGGTCTTGCAAGTACCTGTGCCAAACAACACATCGCTCATCGAAACTCGGACCTTGCGTCGGCTGCGACCAGTTAGTCGCCAAAACCTTCACGGCCTTCCGGGTTTCCTCTGGGTTCACGAGTCCCGCATCCACGTTTCAAAGTCTTCGGCTGTGCTCTTCACTTCGGCAGCATAAGTTGCGAACATCTCGATGTGCTTCTCATCTCGAAGGATCAGTTCGAGGTCGTCATACTTCTTCCCTTGCGGGTTGCCGCCCATGTGCCATGAAGAATACTGCACTCCTTCGATGGCCTGAAGGCATGTATCTAGGTCGTAATCCTTCAGCGCCTTGGCGATTCGCTTGCGTCGTTTATCTGTCAACTTGGGTTTCGGCCCACGAGTTGGTGTTCTGCATGTGAGCACCCAATGGGCAAATACCTGAAGGATCTCATCTGCATCAGGTTCTGAAGTCGAGGGGAAATCGAAGAGTTGATTCATCGGAAACTCCGGCGGGACTTCTCGCCGAGGCCGCCCCAAATACCTACCGACCTCGTGGCGTTTCCGTACAGCAAGCATTCTCCAGCAACCGGACATGCTGCGCATACTCGTTTGGCAGCGAGCGTGGGTTTCGAGTAACCAGCGCCTTCGGTAAAGAACCACGAGTGGGGAATGTCGGCATTAGCACAAGCAGCCCTGCTCATCCAGTTCGTATTCAGCAAGTCCATCGGTTCGTCCCTTCAGGTTGTGTGGGCGTCCCCCGCCCGAAGGATGCTGGCGGTCAACATACCGGATCGAAGCCGCGTCGTCAAGGGTTGACATTCGGAGCCGGAGCGACTACACTTAGGTGTGACTAGACAATCCGAATGTAACTACATAACACACCGGGAGGTGACCACATGCAGCAAACTTTCAGACATCCCTCAATCGGGAAACCTTGTCCGACTTGCGGCGAGGAGATTGTGCAGTATCCGGCGCTCAGTCGGAAAGACAACCTGACCTACGTCTGTTCGCCTTGTGGCGAAAGCGAAGCGATGGCCGACTACCTCACCTTTCTCGCTAAGAGGTGTCAACGTGGCTGATTGGAACAAGGTTTCCTCAGCAGATCGGATGCGTAACGAAGATTGGCCGAAGGGCGACAGGTACATCGTTGCCACGGTGCCCAACAATCCAACCTTCAGGACAGCATTCGCCACTTACCAGCAAGCGATGGAACGCGTCGAAGTATTGGAGCGAGCCGGACACGCTTGCGAACTGATCGGCCCGAGCGGCAAAGCCGAGTATTACACCTCCTTCTTCCACGAGAAGAAGTATCAGGAAAGTGCTCGTGCCGGAATCGCCAAAGCCCGGAGCATCCTGAACTGAAGTGAGTGAGTCCCGAGCACCAAACGGGATTGTTCCTCCAGCGGTCGAGGAGGTGCTCGACTTCGTCGAGGCCAGTTCGGGACTACTCCGGGCTGAGCGCCTCGATGAAAGCCTGTCGAGTGGGTGGGCGATTCGCCATGCCGAGTGGACTGGGCTGCTGATTTCGAATGCCGGGGGATGGATGTTGATGGTGCGTGATTCCGAGCGCAATGATGGTGTGTTGGATTTGGCTGAGATTGTGCCTTGGCTCCGCACCAATCCAACAACATCCCCTTGACACCAGCGCACTTCTCCTGTATGCTTATTACATGGACATCATTTACACCCTCAAAGAACTGAACTGGGCTGCCGACGAAGTCACCCGCCAAGGTGGAGACGCGCACGCCGTCGTTGACTTCCTCAACGCATGGACCCGCGCCAAGCGGAACTGCGGATGGAGTTGGGGCTTCGATCTGGAGGAGACGATCCAACAGATCAACATGGACGCTGCACCCGCGTTGGGCGGCGGCTGGTATCGGCACACGCCGGTCATCTTCGCCAACGGCAACAAGGGAGCGCCAGCGATGGAGATTCCTCGCCTGATGCGCAACCTGTGCGAGTCCGGACTGTTCGGAACGGACCTTGAGGCATTCGTCATTGAGTTCCTCAAGATTCATCCGTTCATCGACGGCAATGGGCGCACGGCAGCGATCCTGCTCAACCACGGGATCGACCACCTGCGCGACAACTTCGTGAGCCTCCCCAACACCCCCGAGGGGTGGCTCACTCACGCCTGAGTGTGGGGGGCGGCTGTGGCTAACGCTGTCACAGCCGCCTCTTACACTTGGGTAACCAACCAACTAACCTCCGAGGGAGGGCACCATGAACCACAAGGTCACCATCTTCCATCGCCAGAACGGCGACTTCCTCCACAACTTCGACCCCGAACACGATGGGCTGGAGTTCGCCTACTCGTACCTCGCCGACGAAACCGAAGTCGGACTGGAAACGATCTTCCGGCAGAACAACGCCGTGGACGGATCGGAATACAACTGCCAGTTCGAGAAGCGGTCGTTGTCGGTCGGCGATGTCGTACAGATTTCGCCACTTCCTGAGGAGCCACGCTTGGGCGCAAAGTTCCACGCTGTCGCCGGAATCGGATTCGACGAGATCACCGAACTTGACCTCGTGCGAGCGGTTGCTCATTACGGCAACGTCTGGCCCACCCTCGCATGAGGTTTATCAAGAACTACCACACAGGCAAACACATATGGGCTAAGCCCGTGAAACTCCCGCGCACCGTGCGTGGGCAACTCGCCTTTGCTAACGATCTCTACACCAAGATCATGTTGGACTTCACCGACGAGGATCACGACCTTTACAACCCCGACTACGGTTGGGGCCGCAACGCTGCGGGGGTTACTCCAAATGATGTAGACCGATGGCTTGATGCTGTCGTGAAGAAGCAGGCCCGTGACAGGAAGACGCTTCGACAGCCGGGATGGCGCAACCTGTGGTTGGCGAACTCCCCCGTCTACATGTGGTTCCTGCGCCGAAGGGCGTGGTTCTACATTTGTCTGGACTGCGACCGTGGTCGTGAAGGCAAGTACCTTCGCCGGAAGCAGATGTATTCAGCAATGGCGGCACGAAGCGAAGGCAAATGGCTGACAGCGCCCGGCACCTGCTTGGAATGTGCGAAGGAAATGTACGCCGAGGAATTTGCAGCGTGAGCAACGACATCCGCACATTCGACGCAGGCGACCGCGTCATCTTCTCCTATCAGGAACCAGACAAGCGCGCCATCAACGATCTCGACCTCCTCTTCAAGCCCCGGACAGTCCCGATAATCGAGGAGCGATACATGCGTGTCCGCAAGTTCATGGGCGTGATCGTGGGATTTACTGGAGTAGATCGGGAGTTTGTCATCGTAGGCTCTGCTACAGATGAGAAACTAACTAAGACGGTTCATTTCACCGACATCGTTCAGATCCTCACCCGCGTCAAAAAGGAATGACCATGAAACAGGAATATGAGTGGTGGTATCGCATTGGTATCACCGTCGCCTTCGTTGTTCTGCTTAGCCTCCTGCTGTGGGGCGCTAGTTGGGCGGGATCGTGAAACACGTCATCCATGTTCACCAGCAGAAGATCAAGAAAGGCGAAGCGGCGATAATCGACCGCACCTACAAAGGATCGACGCATTGGCGGAAAGTTGCCATCGACGGGCCGTGCGTGATAGTTCATTCTGAAACCCCGGATCGGTGTGGCGCTCGGGTTTGGATCGAGACTGAGGCTGAAGTTCGACATCTCGAATAGTCCCGACCCTCCGGGTGGCCCTCGGGACTGGCTGTGAGGATCTCCCTGATTTCTTTTGCGTGTTTCCGGGCGGAAGGTTTTCCCGTATTTGGTAAATCTTTTCAGATTTGCTTTACATTTTGGGGCTGAAGGCTCCTTGTTACTTGTGCAGGGGTCTGTCTCGTCACGCTGAGCGGTGGCCGGCATCACGGAGAGTGGTATTGCTTGTGGGCGCTGTGGATTTGTCACACACCGTCGGTACACTCATGGTGTAACCATTCACCACCCACAAGGGAGGCTTACCTATGACTAACGAATCCAATGTCCGTGAGTGGACTGCCGTACCCGCGTACGCGGTCGCTGGCCTCGTCGCGAAGGGCGAGCGGCTCGCGAAGACCGCCGCCAAACTTGGCGTGCCCGCACCCGTCGTCACCGTCACCAACCGCCGCGTGCGGAAGATTTACGACGACATTCTGGGCGACACCGGGCGCACGGAGGCCGTCGCTGACGTAACGCTCAGCGGCCTCGCTCCGCAACTCCCCGGCGGCTGGACGCTGCTGGCAGCCATCGAACACGCTGCCGACGGCGACGAGTGGATCAACCTCGTCCACGGCGGCGAGGGTGCCGACCCGAAGTACCGCACCGCTGCCCCGGACTGCGACCATTGCGGACTCAACCGCGGCCGCAAGTCCACCTTCCTTGTTGTTGACGAGGACGGCAACGTGCAACAAGTCGGGCGCAACTGTCTTGCCGACTTCCTTGGGCACCACATGCCGAATCCGTGGGCGTACATGCTCGAACTGAACGCCAACGACGAGGACTGGGAGCCTCGCGGTCACCATGACCACAGGCAGGACGCTGAGGAGGCTGTGGCGCTCGCCATGGCGCTCACAGACTGCTTTGGCTACGTCAAGGCCGCTAACCCGCGTAGCACCGCTGGCCGCGCCCGTGAAGTACAGGCTGGCAAGATGAACAAAGACTGGTCTCCTGCCGAAAAGGCCCAGTTCGTGAACTTCGTTGCCGACAACGGCGGCTGGGACGCGTTCGAGGCCGAAGCACGGGCTGCCATCCATTGGCTGCTTACCGACGCCAACACGGGCAACGACTACCTGTGGAACCTCGCGACCGTGTTTCGCACCGCGGAGCAGACCACCCTTGCCGACGGCACCCTGCGCTACCGCTTTGAGGAGAAGCGGCTGGGACTCGTCGTCAGCCTCGCTCCAACGTGGAACCGTGAGAAGGGCAAGATCGTTGAGCGCGACGCCCGTCAGGCCATTGAGGCTGAGCGTCGGGCCAACGCCGACGACGTTCCTGTCGGCCGGGTGACCATCACTGGCACCATCGTGCGGGCCTACGCCAAAGAGACGCCCTACGGGACGCGCTACGTGATGACCGTTCTTGGTGACGGCGGCTGGAAGGTCTGGGGCACCGTCCCCACCAACCTTGACGGCACGCTTGACTCAATGGCGGGTCGGGCAGTCTCGTTCACGGCGGCTGTCGAAGCGTCCGACGACCCGACGTTCGGGTTCTACAAGCGGCCCACGAAGGCCGTGTTCACGGACGCTGCTGCTGCTGCTGCCGATGATGCTGTTGTTTGTGAGCATTGCGGCTGCGAGTGGAGCGTCGGGAGTGGAAGCAAGGTTGCGTGTGGGCGCTGCCATGCGGATTGGCCCGAAAGCCCCAAGGCCGCCTGATCTACTCGTCCAATGGCGAGAACAGATTCCTACTGGTTTCGAATGCCTCCTTCATCAACTCGTCCATCTTGCGGACATGCGGTCGGACAGCCCCGGACAGTTCCACGAGTGCCCGGAACACCAACTGGGTGATGTGCTCGACGAACACCTCCGGGTCGTCGTCGAAGTCTTCCGCTGCGGCAACCCAAGTTCCGAACAAGCAGGTGCAACCATCGTGGAGCGGATCGCCGTTCGGCGTTTGGCAGTTCCCGAAGAACCACTTGCCAAGTATGTCGCAAACGTTACTTCGATGTTTGGCGAGTGTTTCCTCCAGTTCCGATAGGGACAACATCGTTCCAATTTCGTGTCCCCAGCCGTATCTCGTTGAGTCGGACAGTGGCTCGTCGCCGTTGGCAACGGTGCCGAAGTCGTCGTTGGTGGGCGGTTGGCTTTCGTGCGTTGGGCACATTGCTTACCTTTACTCTCGTCGGGCAGTCCCGGTTGGACGCCCTTCTTTCTTCGTGGGTACCAATCAGCGGAAACGCCGGATTTGTAACGGCCCTTCACCTTCCCTTTCGGAGTTGGGAGCCTCTTCGTTGCCTCCTTTCAGGAAAAATGTCGAGGCCGCTACCTGTTACATGTCCCTCGGCGACCGATTCCTGCACGATTTCTCAGATTTCTTGGGGAGCGGAGGAAGATGAATATGGTTCTTCACACATGTCATGGCCTCCGGCGGCCGCCTCTTGCGCGATCTTTCAGATTTCCTACGATCGCGATCGTGCTCGGGACTCGCCGAGGGTTGACTTCTGCCTCGATGTGCGTTATGGTTTATTTACCCCGAACGAACATTTGGGTATTGGAAACCCCTGATCGTCTCGGCGGTCAGGGGTTTTCGAGCATCTAAAGGGAAGTAATATGAACAACGAGATCCAGATCGACGAGCACACGGTCGTCCGGGCATTCGATTCGCGTGATCCGGGTAAGTCCCGATGGACGTTCTTCGGCCCTGCGCTGGTTGAGATGCTGCCGGGACTGACGTACATCATCAGAACTTCAGACGGGACTTCGATTCGTCGTGCGGAACCTGACCTACATCTATGAGTCGGATTGGTTCGACTTCTGGATGCCGGTGCTTCGCATGAGCGTCATCTTGATCAGCAGCATCTTGGCTCTTGTCGGCATCGTGCTGTTTACGACTTGGCTGGATTGACCGAACACCTGTTCGATTGAGCGGTGTGACGGATGACACCCCTCACTTGTCAAGAAAACTATTGACACCGTCACACCAGTCGACTACACTTTAGATAGCAACAATAACTAACTAACAAGAAGGGCTTACATGGACACTCTCTTTCACATCGGTTTCATAGTCGGCGGTTTCGTCGCCTACTTCATCCTCAACGCGGTGGCTGTCTCTCTGGTCACCGTCGGACGGCTGCCCTCGCTTCGCCTTTACCGCGAAACCGTGGCAGCAGAAAGGACCAACGCATGATCGCCTTCTTCCTGCTCGCCGTCGTGCTGTTCCTCTGCTGGGACAAGCACCCGTGGGGCGTGTGAGCGTGAGCGTGTCACACCTCGTCCCTACACCTGTAACAACCAACGAACCGAGGAGGTTCCACATGAACACGACCACCACCAACCAAACCGTCAAGGTCGGCCACGTTTCGGTCGATAGCGGGCAGGTGATCATCGCTGACCCCTGCTACATCATGGACGGGCCATACGACGATGCCCCCGTGCACGATCCCAAAGACCACAAGACCGCCGGGTACGGCCACCCCTGCAAGGTGACACTCTCCGACAAAGGTTACGGCGAGTTCCCCGTCAAGGGCTTTGCCACGGCCATCGCCTCCGGCTCCGGCTACGGCGACGGGCACTATCCCGTCTACGGCGACATGGACGAGGACGGCCGCGTGGTCGCCCTCCATATCTACTTCGATGAGGACCCCCACTCAGGGGAGCAGTCAATGTCGGCCCGATTCATCACCGGCCTCAACGACGGCACCGTCGTCTACGACGAGGACAAAGGTCACTACGTCGATCTCAACGAGGTGACGGCATGAGCGCATTGACTGAGTGTCCGAAGTGCGGCGAACAGATTGACTGGAGCGGCGACGCTTCCGACATCAGCGAGGACGACGTTCACGTTGACGCCTACTGCACCGCTGACAACGGTTGCGACGCGAACTGGACCGAGGTCTACTCCCACGCTGCTACCCAAGTGGACGGCGAGTTGCTATGAGCGTCGATAACTGGCCCATCGGGCAAACCATCGTGAAGGTCCGTCTGATGACGGACGAGGAAACGGCGAAGGAAGGTTGGGGTGCGGCGTCTGTCGCTCTTGACCTTTCGGACGGAACCGTCCTCTACGCATCGCGCGACACAGAAGGGAACGGACCCGGCGAAATCTTCGGGGTCGCTCCTGACGGCGCGCTGGTGACCGTCAGCCCAGTCGCTGTGGCTGACCCGTGGGCGGAGGCGCTGGCATGAGCGACAACGACAACGACACCACACGCCAACGCGTCTGCCAACGCATGGCCGACCGGCTCGCCCACAAGATGACCATGACCAAGAGGGTCATCCAACTGATTCATCGAAGCCTTCCATTGCAGGACGAACTGTTGACCTACATGGAAGCCGAACTGGCAAAGCAACAGGAAACCCACGACGCCCTACAGGCTGAAATCGTTGCCGCCATACCCAAACCCAACTTGCGGCTTGTCCAATGAGCAACATTGGCGACCGCGTCCAACTCGTCCACACCGACGACCCCTACACCGACTTGGTGCGAGGGGACGAAGGCACCGTGGACTTCATCGACCACATCGGCACCGTATTCGTCAAGTGGGACAGCGGGTCCAAACTCGGACTGATCCCCGGCGCAGACGCATGGCAGAACGTCGGATGAACAAGCGTGGACCGTCGAAGCAGAAGCCGTGGACGCCCCTCGTCCGCTCGTCGGAAATTGAGCAGGCGCTCTACCGGGCGGAGGCGCAGGCGAAGTTCCCCGGTGTCGATCTTGACGGACTGCTCTGCGACGAGACATGGAGCAACGACCGCTACACGGTCAGCGTCAACTACCTCGGTAGAGACCGCTTCGGAGCGGTCAGTATCGGGGTCCACAACAACGCCCGTACCATTCATGTCCCGTGGCGGCACCTCCAGCAAATCAAGAACGAGGTGGTCGGCCCGGAGCGGGAAGCAGTCCAGTTGCATCCCGCCGAGTCGCGGCTGATGGACACGGCGAACGAGTTCTGGCTGTGGGTGTACCCGGCGGGCGATGCCCCGATGTGGAAGGCGACCGGGCGCAAGTCTGTGGTCGGGTACACCAACGGGCGCACGGTTGACTATCGGTTCGTCGGGCCAAATTGTTCGGGGCAACCGAGGCAATCTCCACCGATGACGGTCATGGAGAACGGGGTCGATTTCGTTCCGAACCAGCCCAAGGTGGCGTCGCGATGAGCAACACCGACACGCTAATCCAAGAAATCGAAGCGTTTCTCACCCAAACGGCGCAGCGGGAACTGTTCTCCGCCGATGAAATCCAGAACTTCCTGCTTGATCTGCGGAACCTCGTAGAACTCTCCGGGTAACCCCCGCGAGTCCCGCAGGGCACCGCCACCGACCGGGGCGGCCTGACCTCCGGGCCAAGACGCGCAAAAGCCCCCCCACTCGGGAGGGGCTTCAGCGAGTTCAGATGCTGAGTGCTGCGTTCTCGATACGCAGGCACGGGGAGCAAAGTCCCAGCACCAAATCCGACTTCCGATCACAGACCTCGCAATGGGTCTGCACCGGAGCGACATCGAGCATATCGATGTCAGCATCGCTGTGGACAATCATCAGTTTCACCCCCTTTGGTGTTTTCTGCTTGTACCCATAGTGTAGCGATGGGGTGTGACAGGGTGCCATATGAGCGACTGTCACACCCGACGACTACACTATTGGTATCGACAACTTACAGGAGGTGAGGAATATGTGGCTCTTGCCGCTTCTGTCGATCGCCACAGTCTTAGCAGGCTGGGCGGTTGTGGTCACCAAGATGTGACCCCGGCGTCCCCGGTTCGTTTGAGCCGGGGACGTTGCGCGTCCGGCATCGGCCCGTCCCGGCATCGGCCCCCGACCTCGGGACTTGTCCGGGGAGTTCCAGACGCGCAAAAGCCCCCCCCTTTCGGGAGGGGCTTCGGCGGGCCGGATCAGCCGCGGATGTTTTTCCACGAACTGGGTTGGCCGTCGTGCAGGCGTTCGTCCAACCAGATCCGGAAGTCCAACCAAAGGTAAATCAGGTAGTTCTTCATGTCTGTCTCCCCGTTGTCGGTGATTATTGCTTGTACCTACAGTGTAGCCACGGGGTGTGACAGTCGATTCGGGTGGGGGCGGAACGGATTTGGCTCAGATTTGTCGGCGGTGCTCCACGCATTTCTCGACGACCTCCTGCCTCGGCCTCGACGACCTCGTGCTCGACCTGCCTCGGCCTCGACGACTTCGTGCTCGACCAGCCTCGGGACTGTCCGGGGGTTGAGATCAGGCAGCCCCGGCCTGTGGCCGCCAGTGCGGGACTCGCTCGCGCGCGCCGGAGGGAGGGAGAGTTACCGGGATCGCCAAACATCGAACCCTGCCGTCCTTGCGGATACGGCACTCTCCCCCCCCAAGTACCAAGGCGTGCGGAGGGCAGTTTTTTCTCATCTTGCTGGTGTGACGTTTGTCACATCAGATAATGGCCGTTATTATCGAACAGGTGTTCGGTGACGGAGGTCACATTCTTTTTCTTTCCCATTTGTCAAGAAAACCCTTGACGTTGTCACACCCCGCTGGTACACTACCTACATGAACACAACAATGACAGACTCAACCAACTATGGCAAGTGGTGGCGCGAACTATGCGACGCCAACGACCGGATCACCCTGTCCGGCGACCTGCCCCATGATCCCGCCGAGGCGGCTGCGCTTCTCCAGAAGTGGGCCAACCACGGCATCACCACGATCATCGACTGCCGCCTAGAGTGGAGCGATGAGGACTTCGTGCGTGAGCACCAGCCTCACATCGACTACCACCACATGCCCATTGACGACGCCGGACAAGCCGTTCCTACGGCATACTTCGACGGAATCGTGAAAGCCGCCCGCAACGC